CCCGAAAAAGGAAGTGCGTACCTCTGTCGCCTTCTTGTTTGGCGGGCAAATGACGATTACGGGAACTGATCAGAACGATGGTTTTCAAGAATTCAAACGTGTATGGGAACGCCGATTGAAAATGCAATCCGTCTTGAAGTCGTTCGCTCGTAAGGTGCTTTCTGAAAGTAAGGCTGCCCTTGTGTTCTATCCGTATACATCCAAAGGATTAGACGGTAAATTGATTACGGAGTTGAAGGTGAAAACGCTTTCCGTTCCCCATAATGAAAATACTTTCTCTGAATTTTATCCCCACTTCGATGATAACGACGATATGGATGCCTTTATTCATCGTTACCAAGTGAACTCTAATGGTATGATCCGGAACAGTTGTACAATCTGGACGGCAGATAAGATTATTACGGCTATCGATGAAATGGGTGGCTGGGTAATAAAAGAGGTTCCCAATCTATTCGGAAAGATTCCGGTCGTGTATGCAGATGTTTTCCAACCGGAATGGGACGAGGTTGCCGGTATCATGGATGCGCGGGAAATGCGTTTGTCCCGTATGGCCGACACTAACGACTACTTTGCGGAACCAATCTTGAAAACGTATGGCGATTCCGATTTACCTTCTAAGGAAACAACCGGGAAAGACCTTAATTTCCCCATTAAGGTCGATGAAGTATCTGGCAAGGAATATCATGGCGATGCCGATTATTTGACATGGACTGGCTCCCAGCCATCAGTAGATAAAGAATTGGAAGAAACGAAAAACGAACAATTTGCTGGTACATCTACGCCGGATCTTTCTTTTGATAACTTGAAAGGCATTGGCAACCTGTCCGGTGTCGCTCGTAAATTCATGCTGATGGATGCAACTATCAAGGCGAGTGAGAACATGGAAACGTTCGGTCCGGTGGTTCAGCGTTGCGTGTCGGTCGTGTTGGCTGGGATATGCAATATTACCAACATCAAGTACCGTCCTCAATTGGTGAACAACCTGATCGATGTGGAATTTGGTTCCATTTTGCCGGAAGATTTGGCTGAAACCCTGCAAACCTTATCTATTGCCAATGGAGGCAAACCGATTAACGCTCAGCGCACGGTTACGGCTCATTCTCCGCTAACAGAAGACTTGGACGAAGAAATGAAGCTGATGAAGGAAGAGGAGGATACGGCTGCGCAACGTAATAACATGGTTGGTCTGACAATGGGATATGGAGAATGAAAGAACTATCATTTCATGAGCGACAATTCCTGCAACGTCTGTTCCGACAACAAGGCAGCATAAAGTATTCGTTTGACGAGTTTGTTCGTAGGGTAGGATCTCTTCTGGCTAAATGGTCGGATCATGGCGGCGACCGTGTATGGATAGGTAATGCTACTATTGAAAAGCAAATAGAACGTCTGTTGGATGATTTACACACGCAGCTCGTAAGCAATATATCCAATACAGTTACCGATGTATGGAATTTAGGCAATAGGAAAGCGGATGAACTGGTAACGGGCTATATTAAGGATATGGCTATCTCCACTACGCTAAGGGAAAAATTGTTTTCCCGGAATGCCGATGCGCTGAATACTTTATTGAAACGTAAAGATGAATTTGGTAAAACCATATCCTCCCGTGTTTGGGATATAACGGACGGGGCTATGGATAATCTGGAATATTATCTTTCTTCGGGTTTATCTTCCGGCCGTCCAGCCGCGTTGATCAGCCAAGATATACGGCAATTGCTAAACGAACCCAACCGTCGTTTCCGCCGTGTAAGGGACGCGAATGGGAAGCTGGTTCTATCCCAGCCAATGAAAGACTATCATCCGGGGCAGGGTGTTTACCGTTCGTCTTACAAAAACGCTCTACGTTTAGCTGCAACGGAGACCAATAAGGCTTTTCGAACTGCCGATTACGAACGTTGGCAGAAAATGGACTTCGTGACTGGTTATGAGGTGGAACGTTCACCATCGAATCACGGTCCGTGTCCTGTATGTGATGCAAAGGCTGGCCAATACTCGAAGGATTTTAAGTTTACGGGCTGGCATCCGTTCTGCATCTGTATAGCTACGCCGGTCATGATGGATCATGAGGAGTTTGCGGAATGGTTGCTGGGGGATGGAAAGATTGAAAGAGATAGTATTTCAATCCAATATTCAAAAGATAGAACGAAAGAGCTGCAAAATTGGGCAAAGCAGTCTTTATTGAATGGCTCATTCTCTCATAAAGATTTTCCGGTACGAGTTAAAATGACAGGAAAGTCTATCAAAGAGTTCTTGAATCAGCCTCATAAGTTCAAGAAAGAGAAGAACGAATTGATAAAAAATATAGGAGCGATATTTGCCGGTTCGGATTACAAGGGGTATACTGAATACCATAAGGATAATCCTATGATTAAATATTCTCATGTTTTTGAAATTGAGTTGAACGGAGAGAAAAGTTGGATTATTGTTAGAGAAGATATAACCGGGAATGCCGTCCTTTATAGTATATCGGATAGTGATAAGGTCTTGACTGGCATAAAAAAGAAGTAGCCCGATAGACCATCACCGTAGAACTACAATCCACGGCTGAATCTATCAGACTACTTTATGTTTTTAGAAGAATGATTTTCAAATAGCCCCCTTGGAACTGCAATCCAAGGACTTGTTTGTAAACCACTTCTTTCTGCAAAAATATAAATTATCTCCTAATTGTCTAACGATTTCGGATTTTTAATTGTCAAAGTCGAGAATAAGCTGTTTCCCGTTGGCCTTCCATTGCTCAAATGAGTAGTCTACCGTCATGTTCATTTGCTTTGTAGCTTTGGCTAGTTTGTTCTTCGCTTCATGGAACTCCTTTTTGAGGATTTGGATACGGGCCCAGTCTTCTGCTTGTCGTTTCTGCTTTTGATTGACGAAGCTGGCGTAAGAGGCGAAGTATTCGTATAGGACATGATAACATTGCATCCGATACGTTCGGACAGCCTCTTGTGCTTCCGGTTTTACATTTTTAGGATTGATAGTAAATAACCAACCAAAGATAAATTCCATCGGTAAGCATACCATTTCTCTTTCTTTTCCGTCTGTAGCAACTATTGTGCTCAGCACAACGGTTGAAGATAAATCTTCATCATTTTTTATTTTGGTAAATTGTGAAGCATAATCAATTCCCAGTGCTTCACAAATAGGTTTGATGGGAACCAACTTCTTTGCATCATTACCGGCCATGATAGCCACATTGTTTACTTTCGCGATTTCTCTTGCATTTAGTGATAACTTTTTCATATATCCGAAAAAAGCGAGGGCAAAGGGGATTCTGTAGTAAAGTGGCAGTTTACAGAATACACCCAATGCCCTCTAAATTTCCTACTGACGCAACTGCCACGTAACGTCTTTCTGAGATAATATATAAATCAGAAAAACTTTTTCCGGAAGCAGATGGCGATACCTTCTATATTTTCGCTCTTTGCATTTGTAATTTTGCACTTAACTTCTCAGCTTCCTTTTGCATATTTTCGGAAGCATGTTTGATGTAGTATAGCATTCCTTCGGTTCTTCCGATTTCTCGGCCGGTATTGAATGCGGCTTGTAGTTCAGGAGTGGGGTACTTACCCATTTCGGAGGGTTTGGCCGTTGGTTGTTGGGTACTATTATTTCCCGACAAACAATTCTTCGATGGATTACGCATATCTTTTAAGAATATTTGTCTTGTCTAAAAATAAAAACGGTTTCACCTTTCCCGTTGCGTTACACCATCGAGGCAGTGGGGCCATTAAACCACCACACGGGGGTATGAAACCGTTATATATGCTTAACCTACGAATATAAAAATATCCGTAGTAACTAAATTAGGCAGCATATCCACCTCGATGTATGTAACGCATTACAAAGATGAACACTTATTCTGAATCCTGCAAGAAAAAACTTTCCCTCCCTTATATTTTAAACAGAAAACTCTTATGACAATTTTAGATTTAATCAAGGCGGCATGTAAGACGAAAGGCGTGCCGGAGAAGTATGCGGAACGTATTCAGAAGACGTTCAAAATCGAAAAAGCTGAAGGAATGGAGGCTTTTGTGGACCTGTTCAAAGAAAATATCCTTCCGGTTATCCAGGAGGCAGAGAATGAAGCTAAGACTACGGCTGAAACGGCTGCGGTCGCTGCATACGAAGCAAAACATGGATTAAAAGACGGTAAACCGGTGGAAGATCCGGATAAGAATAAGAAAACGGAAGAAGAGCTGTTGAAGGATCTTAGCCCGGAAGTAAAAGCTTATCTGGAAAGTATGAAGAAGAGTGTCGATGATATGGCTAAAAAGGTGGGTGATTCCATTACTAACTCGGCAAATGAAGCCAAAAAAGAAACAGTTCGGATGCCGGTCTTCCGGACAGCTGGCTGGGACGTGTGGATTTGGCTTCTGAAACGTCTATCGAGGATCAGATCAAGACACTATCCGAAGAATATACCGGAATCCAGCAAAAGGCGATCGATGATGCTGTGGCTCGTGGCGATTACGCTCCCGGTTCCGTAAATCTTCAGGACCGTTCCGAAGCGGATTGGGCGAAGCTGATGGATCAGGACGTCGATAATAGTGCAAATAATCCCGGTGTGGTAAACCTGGGTATTGAATAATCCAAGTAAAGTGTAACGTTATGTACAGAAAAAGAGAAAGAGAATTCCAGTATCCTCCCGGAATTGAAAAGATTATTGAGGATGTGATCGGTGGCGGGACGATTGACCGCAGAGACTTGCAGAACGCTTTGTTTAATGGCAAGGCGTTGGACGAACTACCTCCGATTGTAATTGTAGTAAAAGATCCGGAAACAGGGCTGTATCATGTATTGAAGACGGCTACGGTTTCGGAAGCTGCTGCTGCCGATGCGACAGCGTATAAGGTGGCCAAGAACCATCTGTTAGGTGTGGGGGACTTCGTGACGGTTGGTGGAG